GTTGATACGATCAACCAAAGTCAACTTGCTGAGGTCTCGCAGTTTCTTGATACCGAAGAAGTCACGCTCATATAATGACGCATATGCTCGAGCGAAAGACTTTGATAGCCCAGGAAACTTGCGTTTGATCAACTTTTCAATGCGCGCATCTTCGATAACATTCAAGAAGTCCTTGAACTTTTTATCTGTTTCGGTGACTTCATTGTGCCAACCTTGCGCTGGCGTGTTAAGAGCATGACCCACCTCATGACCTGTAAGCAAGTCATATAAGTCGCCGTCCATGTCCTTCCATACAGGAAGAACCATCGTGCGATTCTTGAGGTCGAAATATGCCGTCTTGACGTTTTGGTGTGAGACGGTGATGTTCTCGCTCGCCAAGAGTTTGGCAAGGAGCGATTTAGAATTTTGTAAATTAACGTGATTCATAAGACTATTCTACCTTATAACATCACGAAAAAGCAAGGGGTAAAACCCCCTTAAGAATCAATAACTTACGACATCCCCCATTTTCTTGAGGTTCTTTTTCACTTTCTGCTTGGCTATATCTAGGGCAGCAGGACCAACCAAGGATGTGAATTTTACACCATTCAGGTGATCTAACTCATGTTGAAAGATGCGCGCAGTCAATCCATCAAACATGACATCTTTTGTGTTGCCATTCATTTCAGTGTATCGTACTTTAATTTTAAATGGTCGTTTTACTTTTAAATACAATCCAGGAAAACTCAAACAACCTTCGTGTACTGTTTCTTCACCTTCCGTTTCTAAGATCTCAGGATTGAAGCAAGCAAAGGCGACGTTTTGTGCACCCATAACAAAAACGCGATAAGGTAAACCAACCTGATTCGCCGCCAAACCAATACCTCGATTCTGTACCATAGTTTCAATTAACGACACTGCCAAGTATCGTGGTGGTACTGGTGGGTTGTTGAAATCAAATGGTTCAGTTTTTTGAGCAAGAACATCAGAGTATGAATCTACAAAGTTGTAAATTTCATATTCATACATTTGACCATCGACGAATTTAATTTTCTTATCAGACATAATTTTATCCTCAAGCAAGAACAGAGAAGCCCTTGCGCTTTTCAAATTTCAAGATATTCTTAAACTTATCGTGTAAACTATCTTTGTGCGATATAACAAAGATATTTGTATTATCTGGTAACGTATTTAAAATCTGCAGTAATGACTCTGTACCGTTTGCGTCCAAACTTGAATCGAACACTTCGTCTAGCAATAAGATATTTGTGTTGATACTGTTCTTCATTTTAGCGATTGCACGCCAAGTAAAGAGCAAGGACAAGTCGATCTTCTGCTTCTCACCTTCAGAGAAGTTTTCATAACTAAAATCATCTCGGTGACGCGACTTGATACTTTCTTTAAATTCTTCATCAATCTCAAAATTAACAAAGAAGTTCATAGAAGCCAGATACTTGTTTACCAACTTGTTGATGATAGGAAGGTATTGTTTTACAATCTTCGCCTTGATACCGCTATCCTTCAACAAGAAAGCGGCAACTTCGATATATTTCTTACGATCAATCAAAACGCCTTTGTCAGCTTGCAGCTTCGTTAGTGCATCATATAGTTCTTGAGAGATATTCATCATATCGTCACTCAAGACCTTCTTGTTCTTTAGATCTTCTATTTCTTTTTCAAGTTTCTTAACATACTTTTTAATTTGTGTATGAGACGCATTAATCCTTGTAATCTCTGACTGATGCGCAAGAATGTTCTTGTTGATGGTTTCAATGTTATTGATTCTCTGTAAAACGGCATCTTGTTGTTCCTTGAGTTTAGTCATGCCGTCTTGAAGATCAATCATTTTTGTGTTGTACTGGCTGATCTTTTCTTCTTTATTATTGATCTGTTGATCGCAAGTAGGGCATGTATCGTTATTATTAAAGAAGTCGATATCTTTTTGTAACTTGGTTATGTTGTTATCAATCTTGGCTTCGAACTGAGAAAGTTTCTTGTTCTTATCTTTTACAGTTTTTTCGTCAGCGACTGTGTTAAGTAATGCGTCGACGTGCTTCTGAATCAATTCAGAATCTTTTTCAAGTTTCTCTAATTGATCTTGATTCTCTTTCAACTCTTGTTCTTTCAGTTCAATTTGATCTTGATTGTTCTTTTTCGCTTCTTCGATATACTTCTTTTGCATATCAATTTGCGCAACGGTCGATTCAATATCGGCTTTGAGTTTAACTGCGCTTGTCTTCAATGTGTTGTTTCTTTCTTTTACGATTTGATTCATCGCAGAGAAAATTTGAATATCGAGCAAGTCTTCGATAATTGCGCGACGATCGGCAGCCGATAACTGCATGAACGGAACAAACGATGAACTACCCAGAATGACAATCTGAGTGAACGCTTTATAGTTAAATTTCAGAATGTGCTTTTCGAGGAAGTCTTGATAATCTTTAGACTTTGCGTCTTGATCTAGTAACTCACCATCACAATAGATTTCAAAGATGTTTGGTTTCAGACCACGAATAATCTTATAGTCTTTCGAGTAGCATTTGAATTCAACTTCGACAACGCAGTCGCGACCGTTGACTGAGTTGATAATCTGTGGTTTGTTAATGTTGCGGAATGGTTTACCAAATAACGCAAACGTGATGGCGTCAAGAATAGTGGATTTACCTGCACCGTTCTCGCCAATGATTAGAGTTTGCTCTTCTTTCTGTAAAGAAATTTCGGTAAAGATATTACCAGCAGAAAGAAAGTTTTTATAACGAATCAGTTTAAATGTTGTCATGCATTAGTCGTTTCTAACGATTGAGCCTCATAGTATATCTCTTTCATGAGTTGTTTCAAAATATTTTTATCAACATCAAGTTCAAGACTTTCGATATACTTGTCTAGAATAGTAGAAGTATCATCCGCTTGATCAATAACGTCTTCATCAGAGATCTCAGAATAATCTGTAAAATCTTCAACGACTGTAACGTCTAACGGTAATGCTTGATACAAAGCATCTAAAAACATATCATACAAAAGATGATTCGTTTTGTTCAGGACTACGACTTTTACAATACGATTAGTGTATTGTGCATAGTCTTTAGTCTTTACGCTTTCCAAATCTTCTTTAGTTTCGTCATAAAGAATCTTATAGAACATTCTGTACGGATTTTCGATAAACTCCAACTCTCGTGTTTCAGTATCGAAAATATGAAAGCCGCGAGGATCATTATAGTCAGCCCAAGTCATTTCGCCAGGAGTGCCAACGTAAGTGACATGCCCATCGCTGCTCTTGTGATGAAAGTGACCCGATAAAACAATTTCATAATTTGAAAGGACGTCGCGATCAATACCTTCATGGCATACATTACCGCGATCCATTTCAAACCCTTGAATCTCAAAGTGACCGAAACAAATCTGCGACTTTGTATTCTTGAAATACTCAGAGATCTCTGCTTCGTTTTCTTTACAAATCCAAGGAATTAGATCAATAGGAATGCCGTCAACTTCAACTGTTGTCGGTTCGGTATGAACTTTAATCTTGGTGTAACCTTCGAGCAACAATGCCGAAGAGTTCACTTCAAGAGTGTTCTTATAAGAGATATCGTGATTGCCTAGAATCGTATGAAATTCTAGATTGTTCTTTTCGACATGATCGAAAAAGTATTTCTTAGAAAGATGTAGTGTGGTGAAATTGATATATTTGCGACGATCAAACAAATCGCCCAACTGAAACAAATGAGTAATGTTATGCTCTTTCAAATACGGAAAGAACACCTTCTCATAAAACTCCTGATACAGTTGATGAAACTGTATGGAATCACCACGCATACCAAAATGCGTATCGCCAAGAATCGCTATTTTCATTAGTCTCGTGTAATCTTGAGTAGTTTCTGAATTTGCCGATCAACAACTTCGGCTCTATTTGGCCATTTAATCATAACCTTTTGTGGGTCTTTAGTCAAGTTTGTTAGGAACGGAAGAATAAGATCTTCAACCTGTTTCAAACGATCTTTATACGACAGTTCAACTTGCAATGATGCTTCTTCAGCGGCACCTTCGGCGACTCGTTTTATTTCAGCATCTATTTCAGATTCATCAATGAAAGTGAAGCCAAAATCTTCTTCTTGATGTTTCGTAGCCATTTTAATCCTCACTGATGAAGTTTTCTAGTGACTTCTTTTTCTTGCGTTTGTTTTTCTTATTCAACTTGGATTCTTCGAAGTTTACAATGAACTCCGAAATGTTATCATACATTTCAAATTGTTTGGTCATGCCACCATTTTCATCTGAATCAAACTGATCATATTCATCTAGTACACCAATTTGTTCAGTAGACTTATACTTCACATACAACTGCTTCTTTTCTTTATGAATGCGACGAATGAAAGCGAAGTAAATGATCTGTGTGAAGTATGCAAATGGATTCTTTGATTTTTTCGGATCAAAGTTATCGAAATACATGATGCAGTTTTCGATCGCGTCACCAATCATTTCATCTCTAAACGAGTATGACAGAAAGTTTGGTTTGTGTGAAAGATTTTCAGCAATGAGCATCAAACACTTTCCAATATAGTCTGGAATGTTTGGTTTGGGTAGACCCTCGCGTTTTGCCTTGCGACAAGCCTTTTTGTATTCAGTTAATGCCTTCAGAAAGTCGGCATTGTTTACATAATGATTTTTCTTTGCCATGCTGCTTGACCTGTAAAAAGTTGAAGTTTATAATAAGTATGTGGTCGGTTGAATGCTATATTAGATATTCTTTAGTGTATTGGTCTATTCTTCTTAATTCTATCTATCAACTTAGAGAAATCTAATACGTTATCTGTTTCGAGTGACTCTGAAGTCACTATTTTTTTCTTCTTTCTTTTCTGTTTCTTCTTAATCATTTCGCTCATCTCGACTTCCGAGACCATATTGATGTAGTATTCACGAACATCATCTAGCACTTCTGTTGTTAAAAAAATAACGTTTGAAGGTAAATTTATACTGTTAACTTGCACAACGCCTGAAGGAAGCCATGGGTGTAAAAATATAATTTGTTTACTTGTTTCTAAATCTGTGTCTACGATGATCTTCATCGGATTTTTAAAGACGAACTGCGATTCGTTTGAATCTTCAATCTCAGCGATCAAATCTTCACCATTATTAAGTTTGATGAACTTAACGTTTCGTTTTTGTTTATCCATTTTTTAATTCTACCTTATAGGTTGAGATTTTGAATTTCTCTTCATGATATATCTTGAGTCGTTCAGCGAAATGCTTCAATGTGAAATTGACATATTTCTTATACCGAAGATCGTCAGAGATATCGTAAAGAGTGGCTTTTTCTTTATCGTCTCCTAATCGTAAGCCGCGACCTATGGATTGAAGATTGCGAATCTTAGATTTGCTTGGTGAAGCGAATATAATATTATGTAGGTTACGAATATTAACGCCAGTAGAGTATACTCCATACGAAGCAACAATGATAGCGTCTTTCTCTGTTTCTACAATTTTACGAATTTCTTCGCGATCTATGACGTCAGTGCCACCAAAAACAAAAAATACTTTTCGGTCGCCACGTTTTTCGGAGATCATATCGTATAATGCTTTACCATGCTTTTCAACGTATTGAAACAATACTAGTGTATTATTATTTAATGATAAAGCCAAGTTTCTTATGAAAATATTTCGTGAGTTGTTCGTTACGAGAAAGTCCATCTCTTGCTGATAATCAAACTTGCTCACCATCGCGCAAGTTTCTTCAGAGTATTTGAGAGTTAAACATTTAATCTCGAAGTCAGATAACTGACCGCGATCAATTAATTCTTTTGTTGTAATAATCTTAGTGATTGCCCCGAAGTAACCTTCTAGCGACAGTTTATGCACTTTGGTATCTTTAACTGTACCAGTTGTACCAATACGATATTTTGCATTGACCAAACGTGTCATAATTTTAGACAACGATTTGGCTTCGAAACCGTGGGCTTCATCACCAATCACAAAGTCAAATTGCTCAAAAAACTTTTTAGGCATATCCATAATAGATTGCCATGTAGAGATGACTAGATTGCGAGTGATAAGTTTATCTTGTCCCTGATAAATCTTTTGACAGTTATTGCTCACGTTCCAACCATTACCTGTTGAATAATCAGCAAAGTCGCTATACATTTGCTCAACTAGCGAAACAGTTGGTACGATTAATAATCCTCGTTTGCATTTATCAGCAAACAATTTACGCATAATCAAATAAATGATTAATGATTTACCCGATGCTGTAGGCGAAAGCATCAACATCTTTTGATAGCGAATTGCTTTTGCGAATCCTGCTAACTGATAATCACGAACTTCAATAGGTTTATCGCGCGATTGTAGATTGAGAGAGTCAGCAAACTGTTTGGCTTCTTCTAATGAGTATTCGTTGAATACATCAATTGAATCGTCATAATCAATCGCATAATCTTTTTCTTTAGCAAACTCGTTTAGATAACGTACTAGTCCTGCAAATAGCAAAGACTTTTTGCGGTTGAAAAGATATATTTTCCCGTTCCAAATTTTCTTTTTATATAACGGGCTGAACTGATAATTAGGTGCAAAAAACGAAAAATATTCAGCCAACTCTGCCTTGATATTTTCTTCGCATTCTAAACGAAGATACACTTCGTTTATTTTTTTAACAGTGATGTGAATATTTGTATAGATTATCATACCAAAACATTTTTCAAATTAGCAATGACATTATTGTCAATTACTATAAATGTATTTATCCTCTCTAATTCTTTGAGTCCAGCTGCAGCTGCTTCTTTAAGCGCCAGATAGTTTTCTTCTGGTACAAACTTCATATAAATTTCTGGCGGAAACCCATTGAGCGCATCATGTGCCGCTTGATCATTTTTATTCGTTTTCATATTAATGTCCACCTTGAATGAATTTTTCCCAATCCATAAATGCACGCAATTGATATGTGCGCGCATTCAATTCTTTCAACACAGAAGAACAGAAAGTGATTGATTCTTCATGTAATGCGAGTTTTGCTGTAATCTTTACGAGGTCTTGATCGGCGTCGAGATATGTGCCGATGTCTGACTTCAGTAAAAATCTGAATGGTTCCCACCCATACTTCTTCAACTCATCGGCGTCAAGTTTACCGTTATAATACTCATACTTAACTTTCTTCATTCTCGCATATTCAATATGACATTGCTTTGATGCAAGAGAGTGTGCTGAAAGAATACGAGCATACTTTGCGTGAAGAGTTGGAATCTTAATAATTTCTTTACCAGGCTCAGTTTGATCTACTTCTGAGTCTTTTTCCCACATCTCAATGATCTGAGTGAGCGGAATCGCATTCATATATTCACCTGCAAATAATACAACTGGTTGTTATACTATTATACTATAGTTTTTCAAATTCGTAAAGAGAATATCTGAAAGAAGCTGAACATGTAACTGGAGTTTCTGCTGACTTTTCAACATCATACTCAATTGAACCTAATGCAACTGGAAAACAATCTTTGAATTTAACGCGAACGTTTGGATTGTTTTTATTTGTGTAAAGAGTTAATGCGGCGTCACTATATTGATTACCACGTGATTTGGGTGTTGGCACTAATGTTGTTCTTTGTTGATTTAGTAGATTTTGATACTGAGTGAAGTCTTTAGGGAAGGTTAATCCTGTAATCCAATTATACACTTCTTTCCAAGTTTGATAATTAACGTCAACTAGAAATGTAACGTCTAGAGTACCAAAGTCGGTTTTATCGCCAGGGACCATAAAGGCTGAAAATGGAGTTTCAACGCGCACTTCATTATTAATGATACCAGGAAGATTTACAGTTTTACAGAAAAAAGTTACAGCAGGAACACGATCAAAAATAAGTTTAAATTTACTATATTGCGCTATGTCGCGTTCTTCTGGTACATATGACACTGACATTAGTATCGCTCCGTGTGACTACAAATTATTTAGGGTAATAAAAAAGGGGGGCATTTCTGCCCCCCTCAGTCGTGTTTGCCTTATTATTAGAATAAAGTCGGCAAAAACTTTTCTCAACTATTATTACTTGAGGTTCGTGATTACGAACTTGCGGTAGTATAGGTTTGAGTTGTTTGATAGTCTGCCAAGACCAATCGTGTTGCCTTCAGCATATGGGTTAGCAACTAGACCATAACGGGTCTTGAAGCCAATTTTTGGCTGGAAGGTATCTGGATTGATTGCGCGGACCATTTGTAGTGGGACGTATGGGCAGTAGAATAGACCAGCGTCATATGCTACTGTACCCTTGTAACCAACTACTGCGTAGTCTGCTGTTTGGACAGAATATGGGTCAACATAAACCTTGATACGACCGAATAGTGTACCAGCGAATGTGTTGCCTGTGTCGTCAACAGTTAGGCTAACTTGGCTTGCGAGTGCTGAGTTGTAGTCTAGAAGACCTGACATTGCGAGAGCAGATGCGACGTCTGATGAGCAGACGACGATATTGCCCTTGCCACGACGGGTGTCTTTAGCGATCTTGTTTGCTTCTCTTTCGATTGCATAGATCAAACCCTTGTACTTCTCAACCTGCCAGCGACCGTCGGTGTCACCACCTGAAGTTGCTAGGTTGAATGTGCCTGGTGTACCAGCAAATGAAACGCCTGGAGTTGCTGTACGATAAATCGTACGAACGACTTCACGGTTGATTTCAGCAAGAATTTCTGTTGAAAGAATATTTGCTAGTTCTGTCTCAGCGTCTAGACCATGCACTGCCTTGAGATCTTGTGCAAGTTCTAGTGTGTACTCTGCTTTCAATGCGCGAGTATTTGCTGTTACAGTTACCTTCTCAATTGAGAAACCCATTGCGCCCATGTCTGTGGCACCACCAAGATCTTCACCAGTGGCTGTTACAACGCCACGACCAGTGTTTGCTGCTCCGAAGATTGAAGTGTTGCTTTTACCTGGGTTCACTGTTCCGTCAAATGCTGTGTGAGTGCCAGTACCTGAGAAGTCTGTGTCAGCTTCGTCGTACAATGCTTCACCAGCGTTGTTACCTAGACCAACGTCACCAAGAAGTGCAGTGTTGTTGGCGAACTTTGAACGCATTGCGAAGATCAAACCTGTTGGACCTGTCATTGGCTGAACGCCGCAGATGTCATAAGCCATTAGGTTTGGCAATGAACGACGAACAAGGCTTACTAGGATTGGATCATAACCAGCGGTTGCGCCGCCAGCTGATGATGCAGTTGTATAGCCTGTGATGTTGGCTGGTGATACTTCGTTAAGAAGACGTGATTCTTCAGCCATTGCGCGTTCTTGGTTTTCAAGAACGACTGCCGTAACAGCACGGCGGTATGGGTCATCAATCTTTGGTAGATCTGGGTGATCTAGGACTGGTGACCACTTCGTTTGTAGTTGTTCAGATAGAAACATTTTTTATTTACTCCTAAAAATTAACGAGGTAGAGTTTTACCAATTGAACGTACATAACGCTCCATTAATGGGCTAACCGTTGCCGATTCGTCCGATGCTGGAGCAGGATCAACGCTTTCTACGACAGGCGTAGGAGCTGTTGTTTTCACCTTACTTGAGAAGTATTGTTCACGAATGATCTTTAACTTCTCTGAGTATTCACGCTCTGTGGTGAACTCTACACCCTCTGCGAGTGTCTTTACTTTTTCAGCTTGCGTTGCGGTGAGCCCTTCGCAAACTTTAGTAACGATTTCATTCTTCTTTGATTCATTGACTTCTTTCTTAAGTTCAATGTTGCTATGAAGAACGTCATTTAACTTCTTCTTCAACTCTTCGTTTTCGGAAACCATTGCTTCCATAACGTCAAGTTGTTCTTCTGGTAGGTTGATGTTGTGTGCTTCGAATACATTCTTGATATCAGCCATGAATTCTTCAGCAATTTCCATCTTCAAGCCAGATGTAACGGCGAGCTTGTTCTCTTCCATCCACTGCTCAATCATATAGTTGAGGTAGCTGTCGACTTGCTCTTCGATCTGTGCTTTGGCTTCTTCAATAGTTTGAGCGGCTGCAGAAAGGATTTCTTTTTCCATTTCTTCAACAACGTTTACTGCGCGAGCAATAACGGCTGCTTCAAATACTGTGCCTACCTTTGTCTTGAATTCTTCTGAAAGATCTTCGCCGCTGAAAATAGCGTCGATATCTTCCTTGACGCCGAGCTGCTTCATCTTATCGCGCATCATGGCGACTTTAGCATGCTTGGCTTCTTCGATTTCTTCTGGAGTCAATTCTTCTTCTTCAGCAATCTCTTCAACGGCTTCTTCTGAAGATGCGTCAATTTCGACGGTTTCATCGGCTGATGCTTCAACTTCTGTTACAACATCTTCTTCCGAAACTTCTTCTTCTTCAGCCATTGCTGTAGGATTTGACTTGCCACCACCAAGACCTTGTGATGCCTTATCGCCAGCAACTGCTGCACCCTTACCTGGGGCAGGAGCCTGAGTTAGGACGGCGGCGGCTTTCTTGCCGATCTCGTCGCCTTCTGGCTTGTCAAGCGTTGAACCGCCGAGGTCTACTACCTCTGCGCCACTTGCTAATTTCTTCATTGGTTCTGCTGGTGAATCTGATTTCGTTTTCATCAAAATTTCAGCGGCAGCTTCTGCTAATGTTTTCATGAGAAATAACTCCTATAGTTATGAATTTATTTATAAAATTACAGTTTTGAGAGGAAACTCTCAAATTGACGTAGTTTGATTTCTTCAAGCTGTTTGTGTTTTGCTCTTTCAATTTTTTGGCGCATTTTGTCTATGGTGGCTTCTTCAATTTTGCCATTATTCCATACCCATTCTTTGCCTTCCATAATGCCGCGAACAAACGCATCAGGTGCTGAAGGATCAGCTACTATATCTGCCGCTGTGGCTAGATAATAATCGTTCTGTACTTGGTTAACACCATTTACAGACTTTAGCGTACCCATTCCTCGAGAAGAAACGCCTAATTTGCATTCTTCGTCGATAAGATTTTTCACAATCTTTCCGAATGGAGTGTCTAAAATTTTTGCTTTGATAATGAAATTATCGCCCTCTTGACGAATCTCTTTAATCATGTGTGATACGCGATCAAGATTAATTGAAGGACCGTCTGGATGACCCAACTCGCCAAATGCGCGATTCTCGTTAACATATTCTTTATTATAACGATTTACTTCGCGCGCAAGAATATCTGTGCTATATTCGCGCAAGTTGCGGTTTACCTTATTACCTTGAAGACCAATTCCTTCGATGTAATATTGCTTTACACCGTTCTTTTCTTCAGTAAGGTACTTGACTGCTTCGACTGTTTCTACGATTAATTTCATTTTGTTATACCTTTAGATTCCGAGCGCCTTTCTGCGTCTCATTGTGCGCATTCTCTTCATCTTTGCGCGAGCCATTTTTGCGCGACGTTTAACGGCAGCACGACGTTGTGCGCGTTTACGACGCATTCTTTCACCAGCACTCATTCTAACTAATTTTCCACCACGAAGCGTGAAACCTTTTACTGCGGACTTCTTAACGCGACGTTGTGCTACAATCTTGCCGCCAACTGTACGGAAACGAATTGGGATAAGTTTCATGCGACCAATTTTGCGCGTTTTAAATGCTGATGAGGCTTCGTCAAGTTGCTCTTCAACTTTTTGAATATCTTCTTCTGTTATGAATGATTTAAATCGTTTCATTTAGATGATTCTAATCTCTTAAGCCAGTGTGTTACTTTTTGCAAACCTGCAGGACCGACATTTACAAGACGCTCAAATTTATCTTTATTTGAATTGTCTAGTTTTGCATGCACGTCAACAATCTGTTGAGCGATTGCATGATGCACTTCTTCTGTCGTTCCGTTGTTAAATTTAATTTGTCCAGGTTGTTGTGACTGAGCGATGTTTTTAAGAGATCCGATAACGCCTTCTGAGATCGCAGCTGCTGGCAGTAAAGAGCCAATTTTAACTGGTTCACCTAAACGACCATCTGGATCTAAAGAACTTTTAGTGAAAGGAACGCTGATGTTCAAATCAAGAGCAGCATTGTGATATAATGCAACTTGTTGTCCGTTTGGATAGTTACGAATACCAACTCGTTTGAGCACCAACATTGCTGGTGCATCTTGATATGGTTTTCTTTTTGCTCTTAATTCTTTAAATGATGCCATCTTATTGTGCGTCGCCTGTTTCTGCTTCTACAGCCTCTGGAGCATCAAAAAATGTCTGTGCAACTTCAAGTTTCTTTTGCGCTAATGCATCAGCAACTTTGGTTGCAATTGCATTATCAAGTTTTTCCTTAAATGACATAACATCTTGTTGAATTGCAAAATCAGTAAAATTTGACATAATATTTGCCTCTTAAAATAATTCTTTGACTTTTTTATTTATATCATCAGGGTCTTCTTCATCTTCTGTAGGATTTGTTGCCAATTGCGGCATTTCTCCTGGCGCAGCTGATGGAGCACCTTCTAAATCTGTTGATACTTCTTCTTGATTGGCGGCTTCTTCAGCCATTTGCTCGTCCATAAGTTTAATATCATCTTCTGTTAGGTTCAATACGTTCTTACGAACCCATGCTTTAGAAAAGTAGTTGCCAACATATGGATCAACGACATTGAGTAGAGCCACTCTATTTTGCAATAGTTCAGCTTCTTTAAGTTCAGCAAAATTGTTATCTTTTAAGAAGTCGTAATGAACTGACTGTTTAAATTCTTGCCATTCTTCGAGGGTACAAACACCCTTCAACGAAAGTTGACGAGCCATAAGTTCGTCGAACATAATTGAGAAACGAGCGCGCAACTTTTCGATAAAACGCATAAACTTGAGTTCATCGCGAGTAATCTCGTTCGAACGACCAAGTGTAAATCCTTGTTGTGCTTCTAAACGAGAAATTGGAACATTAAGTGATTTGTATAGTTTACGTTCAAAATAGTTTACGTCTGACAACTCACCAAGGTTTTGACCCGATGGTAATGTTGTGATTTCAGTAGACTTGCCTTCGCCACGACGAGGCATCCAGAAATCTTCAAGCATTGACAACTGACGACGATCATCACGAATCTCGCCTGTCGTACTATCGTATACAAGTTTGTTACGATACTTAACCATAAGATCGCGCAGATATTGTTCTGCTTTCATCTTAGGCATGTTACCAACGTCAACATAGAATACGCGACGTTCAGGAGCACGACTTAAACGATAGATAACAATTGCGTCTTCAACGAAGCGCAACTGATTCATAGGGCGAATTGCTTTATGCAAATAACTTAAAACAGTAGAGCGAGCAGGATCATACAAACCTGATGTTAAGTATACGACTGAATCGTTTGTGAGTTTTGTTCCACCTGAATAGTTACCAGTTAGAATTGGATTGCTTACTGTATTGTTTAATGTTTTTTCGTTGTAAATAAAATACTCTTCAACGTTGTCGATAACTTCTGTTTGCGTTGCTTTGTCTTTTTTCTTTTTTACGTTTCTAACTTTGCGAATGCGTCTTGGATCAATATTGATTAAACTTTGTATGCCTGCTCGCGGATTATTTGGATCAATAATCACATTAAAGTATAAACGACCATCAACATACCAACGACGGAAAATATCACCGCCATTATTATTGAAGTCGAGCAACTTCATAACGTGTTTAAATTCTTCTGTAATTTTATCTTTAATTGATTGTGGCTGTTCTAAATCGTCAACCATAATCTTAACGGAGTTACCTTCTTCATCGTGCACAACTGATTCGTTAACGATATCTTCAATGGCTTGTTCAACTTCTGGTTGCATAGCCATTGTGCGATATTTTGTCACGAGGTCTACTTCAGAACGATAAGAGCCATCAATATCAACGTAGATACCATAGTGGGATCCCGCTGAAATATTGATGGCTCCATCTTCGATCTGTGGGCTTACAACTGTAGGCGTGACTGATGCGTCAAGAGTTTCCTCTTTTTTGCGTAAAATCTCAAAACCGAATATATTCATAATTTAAACCTGAGATGTCATCATGTGGATTGACCTACTGAAAAAGTAAGTCAAGAATCAAGTCGTTACGCCAGCAGCAGTCCAGTATTGATATGCGAACGATACTGCGTACTCTTCGATCTGATCATTTGCGCCCCAATCGAGATCAATTTGCGTGACGTCAACTGGGAACATACCAACAAACTTGTAAGACTTAATAATGTCGCCTGACTTACCATATTGATTTACAACTGCGTCAGCTGTATAACCGTTTGGTGTAGCGGCAACTGGGTTACGAAGGTTTGTTTGGTGACTGTTTAGAGCGTTCATCCATCTTTCGAAGGCATTTCTTACTCTAAAATCTTCGTCGTTAATGATCTGCACTGTCCAATCTTGGAAGGTTCTATTACCAGAAAATTTAACCTCACGTCCAAAGTAGAATAATTGGATTGGTGATACAATCGATCCTGGTAACTGAGCAGATTTACATAAGAACGTCATTTGTCTACGAGCAGTGCTTTCGCCAAGAAATCCAGGGAAGTTAATATTTACTTCAAATAGATTAGGACGTGCACCGTCGAATTGCAATGATGATCTAAAATCGTATACGTTAAAAGCCATTTTTGCTTTCTCCTAGCCGTTAATCCTATTTATTAGAAGCGTCCAACGATTTCATCGAAGGTCACACCACTACGAACAGCAACAAAGTTCAACTGAATGAAGTTGATTGATCTTGTTGGTTTGATGTAAATGTCTCCGACAAATTCATTTCGGTCAATAACTTCTGGTGTATTGTTTGTTGCGTCACAAACAACACGGAAGTCGAAAATACCACGACGACCTTGTACTTCTCTGAGGAATGGCTCAATTAGATTTACGAAGCTGGAGCGTGTAAATTCATCATTGAACTCAAAGAGGCTTGCGCGTGCTGCTCTCGAAATAGCCTTCTCAAGAACAATAAACAAGCGACGTACATTAATGCGATCAAACGAAGATGCTTTCGATTGAAGTGTTTTATCGCCGAATAGAACAGTACCTTCACCTGGGAACGAAGTCACAGGATTAACGCTGTTGCGATAAAGTTCGTCACGCTGCGTCTTGCTTGGGTTAAATGCAAGTTTAACGATGTTACGAATTTGACCGCGATTGAAACCAGCTGGTGAGAACCAAGGATCACGTTCTGTGTCAGTGCGTACGCAAAGACCAGCGATGTCACCATTGAGTGGAACCCAACGATAAACGTCGTTGTATTTGTCGTACATATACTTCCAACCGCTATCCATTACAGCATAACTTGTTGATTTGTTTAAAGTGCTTGTTTTATATGTAACAACATCAGAAACAGGATCGGAGCTTTGTGCTGCACTTAATGGTGGCGATACGAAAGCAACGCAGTCTCTGCGCGCAGCGGCAAGATCAATTACATGACCTGCTACTGTTGCTTCTGCGTTTGATGTCATGAGTAGAGAAACATCAACTGTTTCTGACTGCTCAAAACGATCCCAACCGTATGTTAGATTGCCTGCTGTTGCACTTACAAGTGTACCGCCTTGTAGTGATTGAGTATTTGCTGTATTGTTGCGAGCAAAGTCTCTACCAAGTGCAGCTTCTGAACCCCAGTTTGTTACGTTAGCGCCAAGATTGGTATGACCCAACCAGTGTACATATTCTGATGTTCTGAAAATAACTTCTTTATAATAGTTTGAAGCGCCTGTGTCGTTCTTAGCATCCGATGCTTTTGATACGAAAGGATAAACTTCAATAACTGTATTTTGTGTTCCTGTGATCAAACCATCTTCGTCAATGACTGCGATATGCATTTCGTCATTCGTTGCACCACGACCTTGAGCAAAGAGTGAAGTACCTGGCTCATCGCTAAATGAATTTTTATATGCCCAGCTTGAATATGCCGTTGCTGAGTCGCAAACAGAAACTTTAAGTGAGTTACCAAGTGTTCCTGGATAACGAGCAGCCCATGGACCATAAGTTGCTTCGCCAGAAGCATAGTAACTTGCAGTGTACTGTTCGTCGTTGAAAATCTTTAATCCTGTTGTATTTCTTGATGTTGCATTGTTTGAGTCCGTATTTGCGCGAACTAGGCGCAAGGAATTGCCGTATGCAAGAAAGTTTGCAGCAGTGAAAAAATCGTTTGCTGTTTCGTTATTTGGTTTGCCGAAAATTTCGACCAACTTGTTTTCTGAAGAAACAAGCGTAATTTGGTTCGCTGGACCCCATGCAAATGTTCCAACGAGTGCGCCAGTCGTGGTACCAACAGCAGGGACAACTGTTGTTAAATCGACTTCAGAAACATTTACACCTGGTGATAATTGAAAAGCCATATTTATTCTCCTAGGGTAGAGATCAATCTTGTAGGTTCTACGGGATATTTATTAAAAACCATATTTGTCAGATTCATCTCTTTCTACTACCGTCCATAAGTCACCACCCATTCGCATTCGCTGCATTTCTGCAACATCGTCCAAAATGATCGGTAAAGGTAGTGATTCTTCCTCGATAGCGTTCATTTGATCGGCATAAAGTTTACTTCGAAGGTTGATATTTGATAAATCTTTAAAAAACTCTTGATTTGAGAGCCATGCAAAGAGAACTAAACACATAACGAGGTCATCATGACTACCGTCCTCAGCTTCAAAACTGGATCCTTTTGATACAAAGGTCGAAAGTTCGGAAATTATGTCAAAATCAGTGATATGTAATTTCGCGGCTTCAATTAAATTCTTTAAAATCGAACAGCCGAGTCTTTTTACCGATTTTGTGGTACGAATGCCTCGTTGGATATTTCGCCCATAACCGCCAGTTACGAGAACCTTATTTCGTACTTGAACCGTCGATAATATATTCTCATATTCATAATCGTCAAATAAACTGTCGACGATCTGTTGTCCGTTATCGTTAATTTCGATAAGTGCATAAGACTGGTTATAATACTCACCAATTTTCTTAATAATCGAAGGATAAACCAATGGACTAATTTCATTATCTTTATAAACGCAAACTACCTCGTAAGGCATTTCCGTAATATCAATTGTGACTGCGGCTGAATAGTCTAACCCTTTACCGCGAGAAGTATCGACAATTGTGACGTAATTTCGACCGACCACAGGTTGTTTGTATATTTTAATGCCTGTATCGGACAGATGCAATGGTTTTACAAATGCAAGAGATTTAAGAGCTGCAGCAGATAACAGAGTGCCAGCGGAACCCATAAACTCGCATTCCATTTCCTGTAAATACTTTTCTTCACCAAGAACACGACGTTGTTCGTTTGCCCATTCTTGTGTACGACCTGGAATCTGACGCCAGTTAGCCTCAATCCAAGCAAAGCCATTTTGACCTTCGACTGCTTCCGTCCACATTCTATAATAGTGATTCATGCCGTTTGGAGTTGAAGAAATCAAAACTTTAGAACTCGTACCAGAAGAAATCGTTGGATATACAGACGTGAAGAATTCGTCAGCAATGTTAGTTGGTACGAACGCAAACTCGTCGAGATATAGTAGCGAGATAGAGAAACCACGAATTGCACTAGAGGCGGTCGATTCTGCCATTACACGGCAGTTGTTTTCTAATTCAATGTCGCCTTTGTTCCATGTACGCACACCTTGCTGCAACCACATTGGTAGTGATTCGTAAGCGAGTTTGACGCGATTGAGAATTTCACGAGAAGTCTTTGCTTTGTTTGCAAGAATGGCTACAAACTTATCTTCATTGAATAAAATATACCAAAGGATGTAACCTACAATCATGGTCGTTTTACCGATCTGACGACCAGCTTTTACAATCACCATGCGATTGTTGTTTATTTTATCAACAGCTTCTTTTTGAAATGGGTATAATGAAACGCTGACGAAACCTTTATCAAGTGTAACAATCTTAACGTAATTCTCGATAAAGTATACAGGAGATTCAGAACATTTGATGTACTCAGTAACTTCATGCTCGGTCATCTGCTGAATAATACCAACTCGCTTCAGCTTCGGATTGCCGAGATAATGTTTCATCTTACTTGGTATCATCATACAGAGTTTTCGCTTTTAAGTTTTTTCAATAGGTCTGCAGTCGAACCAACGAATACCGCTTTGTCGACGTTAACATTTGTAACTGTCTTTTCTTCTGGTCTTTC